AAGAAATGCGAAGCAACACTCCGACGGCCAGGTGGCACAGATTGCCGCCAGCATCGTGGAGTTCGGCTGGGGCGCGCCGATCCTGGTCGACGGACAGAACAATGTGATCGCTGGGCATGGTCGTTTGCTTGCGGCACGCAAGCTTGGCATGACTGATGTGCCGGTAGTTGCCATGGCGCACCTGACCGACATCCAGCGGCGGGCATTGATCCTGGCAGACAACAAGATCGGCGAGAACGCATCCTGGGACGACGAACTGCTCGGCCTGGAGTTGGCGGAGCTGAAAGAAGGCGGATTCGACCTGGCCCTTACCGGCTTCAGTGCCGATGAATGGGACGCGCTGATCGCAGGCGATGGTGAAAACGAAGGCCTGACCGACGAGGACCAGGTCCCTGAGGTCACAGAGAACCCGGTGTCCCGCACGGGTGACGTCTGGGTGCTTGGCGAGCACAAGGTGCTGTGCGGTGACGCCACCAAGGCCGAGGACTACAAACTGCTGCTGGGTGACGAGCTGGTGGACATGACGTTCACCGACCCTCCGTACAACGTCAACTACGCCAACACCGCCAAGGACAAGATGCGCGGTACCAACCGCCCGATCCTGAACGACAACATGGGCGACGGCTTCGGTGCGTTCCTGGTCGCCGCATGCCAGAACATCCTGGGCGTGACCAAGGGCGCGGTGTACATCGCCATGAGTTCGTCTGAGCTGGATACGTTGCAGTCGGCGTTCCGCGCGGCCGGTGGCAAGTGGTCCACGTTCGTGATCTGGGCCAAGAACACGTTCACCATGGGCCGTGCCGACTACCAGCGCCAGTATGAGCCCATCCTGTACGGTTGGAAGGACGGTGCCGACCACTACTGGTGCGGTGCGCGCGACCAGGGTGATGTGTGGCAGATCAAGAAGCCGCACAAGAACGACCTGCACCCGACGATGAAGCCGGTGGAGTTGGTCGAGCGGGCGGTGCGCAACAGCAGCAAGACGCGGGATCTGGTGCTCGATCCCTTCGGCGGTTCGGGCACCACGGTGATTGCGTGCGAGAAGTCTGGGCGACGTGCGCGGCTGATCGAAATGGATCCGAAGTACGTGGACGTGATTGTCAAGCGCTGGCAGGAGTTTGCAGGCAAGCAAGCCACCCTCCAGCAGGATGGAATCACGTTTGGTGCGATGTCGCAGGCTGGCGACGGAGCAGGTGTCGGCGAACAATTCGAAGTTGCCGGACCTGCCGTCGTTGTCGGATAGGAGGAAAAATGCCGTCTTGCGGCGATGTGATTACTTTGCAGGGTCGTACTCGTTCCCTCGCTTGTGATTACAGAGTTCGTGACTGACCGCGAAATTCTGCAGGTGATCCTTCCCGCCGCGCGACTTCGGAACTATGTGTTCATACGTCGGGCGAGCAGCATTGAGTGCTTTTGGGCTCAGTCCTCGCTGCTTCAACTCCTCCGTGGTGAACACCGGTTCGTTGCACACGAAACACGGACAGTACCCAATGGAGGAGGCTCGTGCGGCCTCCATGTACCTTCTTACGCGGCTTCGCCGCTGTTGTGATTTCAAGCGATTCTCCTTCGCCAATGTTTTCAGTTCGTACGCTTTCCGGACTTGATTTGCGCCGGGCTGAGCCCGTACGCGGACCTATGCAACGCTCCCAAGAAATCGGGAACGAGCGAAGTGCGGCCGCCTATGAGCGGCACTGCTTTCGAGGTCAGGCAACCACCACAATCACGACCCTGGCGAAGTCCAAATATTCGGCTGCTAAGTCGTGCCGAAGTAACAAACGCCGTGTATTGGTCAGTGAAGGCTGTCTCGATGTTCTAAACCCACAACGCGGGATGCGTTGTGAGAACGAAGGAGCAGCACGGTGGCACTCTTTAATGCCGGTTAGATTTTGAACCGACTTTTGTCGGCTGGCAAGAGGGTGACGACAGGTGTCGGGACGAGTCCGTAGGACCCGTCATGGTGCTGTTGCCGTCGTGGATTAGCCGGCGATCTTGTAGACCCGCTGCGCTCCCGCGTCCTTGGTGGACGTGATCGTGAGCCCGAGCTTCTTCTTGAACGCGCCGGCAAAGGTGCCGCGCACCGTGTGGGCTTGCCAGCTGGTGGCTTCGACGATCTGCTGGATGGTCGCGCCCTCTGGTCGCTTGAGCATGCTGATGACCGTGGCCTGCTTGCTGTTGTCGCGACTGCGTGGGGTTTTCGTTTCGGCGCGTGCTGCGGTCTCGATGGCGGTGACGGCGGCTTCGATCTCGGGGTCGACGACGTTGCTTGCATCGATCTCGGCGTCGGTGGGGTCGTCGGTGCCAATCTCGTCGGCGAGGACCTGGCTCGCGCCGGTGTGGCCCGTGAAGACCGGGCGGGTCATGCCGAGTGCCTCGTAGCCCTCGTTGGCGATGATCCAGTTGGTGCCGTCATTGATGATCAGTGCGCGGTTGAACATCGCGTCGATGACCTTCTTGCGCGCGCCGCCCTTGATGTTGTCGGGGAACCAGTCGATCTGGCCGTTGGTGTGATTGATGGCATGGGCCAGGATGGCGTGTTGCGCTGGGCTGAGTTGGGTTGTCATGGTGATGCTCCTTGGTTGTTACTGCTTGGGGTTGGGGGTGCTGGCGGCTTGCTTGCCCGCGTCGAAGGCTGCTTGCAGAGCGCACTTGATGCCTCGCACGCTGACGTCGTGGAAGTCGAGGCTGTCCATGTTGCGGCTCTCGAGGGTTTCAATGAACAGATGCTCCAGCGCGATTTGCTGGAAGAGTTTGTTTAGGGTGGCGGCGTCCATGGTCGTGCCCTTCAGACGTTGTGGATCTGCTTGGCGCGGGGGAATCCGACCCAGACACCCTGGTCGTCCAGGCCTCGTGATGCGAGTTCCTTTCTGGCCATTTGGTTGAGGTCGATCTCGCCGCGCGCTGCGGCTGCGAGGACCTTGGTCAGTGCGAGCTGGATGAAGCCGAGTTCGTCGACCGTGAAGTTGTTACTGCTGGTGGTTGCCATTTGGTTCTCCTGGTGGCGTGGTTGATGGTGTTGGTAGTAACGCGCTGGCCAACACGGAAGCCAAGCAGAAGATCAACAACTTCTGCGAACTGTTTCAATCTTCTTTTGAGGGTGTAGGTGTCTTGCCACGTGCTGCTCCAACACCCTGCCGACAGCCCGGTTGCGGGGCGGTGCTGACGGCGCCTGGGTACTGCGACACACACCGTGCCGCAGTGCATCGCGACTACGGTCGGGCACGTCGTGGGTTCGACATCGAGCTTGGCTTCTACCAGTCAGCGGTGTGGCGTGGCGTGCGATCGGCGTTCCTGCGGGAACACCCCCTGTGCGCGCACTGCGCGGCGCGTGGGCGCGTTGTGGCGGCCGTGGTGGCAGACCACGCGGTGCCGCTCAAGGACGGTGGCGCACGTCTGGACTGGTCCAACCTGTCACCCCTGTGTGTGTCGTGCCACAACCGCAAGACCGCTGGTGAGACAGCCCGACGCAGCCGACACATCTGACGGGGGGAGGGGGGATGAATCTCTACAGCGCCGCAAGCAAGATGCGTGCGCGAGCACAGAATTTTGCGCGTGCAAATTGCGAACATTTTTTGTGACGCATGCACATTGACATCGTCATTTCAATTCAACCTGGAGCATCACCATGGCAGGACGTAGACCGCTGCCGGCGGTGGTCAAACAACTGAAGGGCACCCTGCAAAAGTGCAGGACTAACCCGCGCGAGCCCAAGCCGACCGGCGCGCTGTGCACGCCGCCCGAGTACATGTCCGACAGCGCCAAGGAAGCCTGGGACTACGCGGTGGCCAACTCGCCACCGGGCCTACTGTCTGCGCTTGATGGCGCGGTGCTGGAACGTTGGGCCAACTGCTCGGGTCTGTACCGCGAGGCGCTGTCCAAGATCAACCGTGCCGGTGTGTCCGGAATGATCATCAAGACGCCCAGCGGCATCCTGCGTCGGTCGCCATTAATGGATGTGATCCGGGACCTGGCACTGGAAATGAAGGGGTATGAGGCAGAGATGGGGTTCACCCCGGCCTCGCGCTCGCGGATTTCGATGCCCGTAGACGCGCCGCGCGACAGCGATCCCTGGTCGGAAATCGCCGGCTGATGGCTACACGCAGTTACGCCGCCGTTGCGCGGCAGTACGCGAAGGATGTTGTCGCGGGGAAGATCCTCACCTGCAAATGGGTGCGCATGGCATGCCAGCGCCAGTTGGACGACCTGAACCGGTTCAAGGGCAAGGACAGCCCCTACCGTTTCAATCCGAAGCTGACGGACAAGTCTGGCAAGGCGTTCGCGCCGGCCGACAACCTGTGCGCGTTCATCGAGCGGCTGCCGCACGTGAAGGGGCCTCTGGCCGGGCAGTCGATCCACCTGGAACCGTGGCAGGTGTTCATCCTCACCACGGTGTTCGGGTGGGTCAAGCCGGATGGCAAGCGCCGGTTTCGCCGGGCATATATCGAGGTGCCGCGCGGCAATGCCAAGTCGACACTGTCGTCGGCGCTGGCCCTGTACATGCTGGCGGCCGATGGTGAGGGCGGCGCCGAGGTGTATTCGCTGGCGACCACCCGGGACCAGGCCCGGATCGTGTTCGGTGATGCGCAGACCATGGCAAGGCAGTCAGCCGGGTTCCGGACACGTTTCGGTGTGGGTGTCGGGGCCCACAACATGCATGTGATGAACAGTGGCTCCAAGTTCGAGGCATTGTCGGCCGAGGGTTCGACGCTGGACGGTCTCAACATCCACTTCGGGTGCGTGGATGAGTTGCACGCGCACAAGACCCGCACGGTCTATGACGTGGTGGAAACCGGGACAGGCAAGCGTGACAACTCGCTATTGTGGGTGATCACGACGGCCGGCAGCAACCGATCGGGCATTTGCTACGAGATCCGGACCTTCGTGACCCGGCTGCTGGACGGCGTGTTCCAGGATGACAGCCAGTTTGGCATCGTCTACGGGCTGGACGATGGCGATGACTGGACGCTGGAGACGTCGCTCACCAAGGCCAATCCCAACTGGGGTATCTCGGTGCGCCCGGAAGTGTTGGCACCGCTGCAGGCTAAGGCCATGCAAATGCCCAGTGCGGTCAACAATTTCAAGACCAAGCACCTGAACGAGTGGGTCAATGCG